CAATGCCTCATTCAATGCCGAGTACGGCGCAACGCCCAATGACTTTTTGGAGGTCAAGTCCTTCAAGCTCAGCGGCACAAACCCACAGACACCCCTATCGTTTATGACTGTGGATGCGCTGGATGCTGAGGCAACAAAATTCACAGCCAGCGGCAGGCCAAGTTTCTTTGGTGTGGTTGGCCAACAATTCAGACTTGTCCCAACACCAGACTCTAACTATGCGACTGAGCTAATTTATTACGCAAAGTTGTCAAAGTTGTCAACATCGGTGGCCACCAACTTTATTTTGGACTCCAGCCCTGACGCATATTTGTATGGAAGTTTGCTACAGGCTGCGCCATATCTCAAAGATGATGAGAGAATTCAGGTGTGGGCAACGCTGTACGAGCGTGCCTTGAATGACCTGCAAGTCGCTGATGACCGAGGTGCGACATCAGGCGGTGCATTGCTTACCCGTGCAAAAACTTTTGGATGAATATGATTACCACCACCAAAGGCGAGATGGACGAGTCACTGCTTGAAAAGCGTGAGGGGTCATTGGATAACGATACCGAGACAACGACTTGGGTTGAGTACTGGCTGGGCGAAGAGTTGGTGCATCGATCCGTTCACATGGCGCTCAAGCGCAGTGTTTTTGCTGATGGCATTACTGAACAAATTTAAGGAAATAGATCATGGCTAACACTCAGGCAATGTGTACAAGTTTCAAAGGTGAACTGCTTGTCGGTCATCACAACTTTGGCACTGGCGTCATCCGTGCAGCAACGACTGCCGACACCTTCAAGGCTGCTCTGTACTTGGCATCTGCCACTGTCAACGCTGCCACCACGGCCTACAGTTCCACCAACGAGGTGACAGGTACTGGCTACACGGCCGGCGGCGTGACAGTGACCTTTGGCACTGCGCCAAGCACCAGCGGCACGACAGCCTTTGTGACCCCCAGCGCCAGCATCAGCTACTCTGCTGTCACGCTGTCCACAGCCTTTGATGCTGTCCTGATCTACAACAGCACTCAGTCGAACAAGGCGGTCAGCGTCCACACCTTTGGTTCACAGACTGTGACCGCTGGGACATTCACGCTGACCATGCCAACCAATGACGCCAGCACCGGCCTGATTCGGCTGGCTTAAAGGGGCAGCAGCATGGCTGCTTATGGGTCGGGCTACTACGGCCTTGGTGCTTATGGCATAGGCAATGTTGTCATCAGCGGCAACCAGGCGACTGGTGCTGCTGGTAACTTGCTGGCCGACAGATCTGTCCAAGAAGACGGGACGATTGCCACAGGCAATGTCGGCACAGTCGGACTGACTGTATCCATTGCCATCACCGGCAATGCGGCCACCTGCGCTGCCGGCTCGGTCTTGGCGGCATCAAGCCAAGCAGTCACCGGCAATGCGGCGACTTTGGCAGTTGGCAGCGTTACCCCGAGTCTTGTATTTGCCGTCACTGGCAACACGGCCACAGGCTCTGTCGGCTCTGTCAGCGTCACCAGCACAAAAGCGGTCACAGGAAATGTGGCGACTGGTGCTGTTCAGACGATGCCCAGTGAGGTCATCACTTTCCAAGCGATCACAGGCAATAGCGCAACGGGTGCTGTTGGCAGTGTCAGTAATGCCATCACAATTGCCTTGACAGGCAACAGCGCCACAGGGTCTGTCGGCATCATCTTTGGCTTTGGCTGGGGTGCGATACCCGACAGCGCAGAAACTTACACACCGATCAGCGACAGTGCAGAAACTTGGGTCGCAATCGTTGATAATTCAGAGACTTGGACATCCATTTAACGGAGATTTATCATGGCAGATACCACCACCACCAACCTATTGCTGACCAAGCCAGAGGTCGGAGCTTCAACAGATTCTTGGGGGTCAAAGGTAAATGTGGATCTAGACTTGGTGGACGCGATCTTCACCGCCAACGGCACTGGTACAAGTGTCGGTCTGAACATTGGATCTGGTAAGGTTTTGACTGTTGGCGGGATTGCATCTCATGCAGCAGGCTCTGCGGCTGCGCCAACAATCACAGCCACCGGCGACACCAACACCGGCATCTTCTTCCCCGCCGCTGACACCATAGCTTTTGCTGAAGGTGGTGCGGAGGCTATGAGAATTACATCGACCGGCGATGTGGGGATCGGTACGAGTTCGCCGGCAAACATTGGCGCAGGCTATTCGCATCTTGAAATTAACGGATCAACTAGCGGCATCCTTAGCATTTCTGCAAATGGTGTCCGAGGCTTATCACTGACTGCGGATGGCGCTGCGGCAAACATCCAGTCGCGTGTATCTGGACAGTCGCTCACATTTGCAACAAACAACTCTGGAACTAATGCAGAACGCGCCCGTATCACATCAGCGGGTGACTTGTTGGTGGGGCAAACAACGAATGGCTCAGCAGCAAAAGTAGGAGTTTTAACAGGGGATGGCAGCAATGGAATTACTGTTACCAATACTAGTGGAACTGCACAATACAACGCTATGGCGTTTTATGTAAACGGAACTTCATACACAAATACTGGTGCAATTTCCGTTTCGGGTTCTACTACCTCTTACAACACATCCTCAGACTACCGCCTAAAAGAATCCATTGCCCCAATGACAGGCGCACTGGCAAAGGTGGCGCTACTGAAACCCTGCACATACAAGTGGAAGGTGGACGGCTCAGATGGACAGGGCTTCATTGCCCATGAGCTTGATGAAGTTGTTCCGGGCTGCGTCACTGGCGAGAAAGATGCAGTGGATGCTGATGGCAACCCACAGTACCAAGGGATCGACACCAGCTTCTTGGTCGCCACACTGACAGCGGCAATCCAAGAGCTTAAAGCCATCGTAGATACACAAGCAGCACGCATCACCGCACTTGAGTCTGCACCATGACCGAAGACATCACCCACCGAGAAATCTACGACAGGCTTGTCGCTGTCGAGGTGAAGGTGGATGCCCTGACTGAGAACACCAAGGATGTGACGGCAGCTTTCAATGCTGCCCAGGGCGCATTCAAGGTGCTGGAGACGCTCAGCAAGCTGGCCAAGCCCTTGCTGTGGCTGGGTGGTCTGTTTGTGGCGGCTGCGGCCTTCTGGGAACACTTTAAGGCACGCTGACATGGACGCGCTGCCGCCACCACCACCACCAGTGGCGCAAGCACCCGCCCCAGTTTATGAATGCGTGAGATGGTCATGGTCATCTGATAGGCTCTTGGTTTGGTGTTTGAAGTGGCGGGAAAAAGGCAAACCTGAACCTAAGAAGGTAGCAGAAAGTGATTGATCCTCTTACAGCGCTAGCGGGTATCCAAGCAGCAGTTGCGCTGATCAAGAAGGTCAGCAAGACTGTTGATGATGTATCGTCTCTCGGCCCCGTCCTTGGCAAGTACTTTGATGCCAAGTCTACGGCAACCAAAGCTGCTGTCCAAGCCAAGAAGTCCAAGTCCAGCATGGGTACGGCCATCCAGATTGAGATGGCTCTGGATCAGGCCAAGCGCTTTGAGGACGAGTTGCAACTGCTGTTCATGCAATCCGGCAAGGTTGATGTTTGGAACAAAATTAAGTCCAGAGCAGCGGCAATGGATGTGGAGTCTGCCCATGACGCACGGCGTGAGCGAGAGGCTGCGGAAAAGCACAAAAAAGAGCTTGATGATATTGTTGAACTTTGTTTGATGGGGCTGATTTTTCTTGTCTTGCTTGGGGCAATCGTGTATTTTGTCTTTGGCATTCTTGCGCAGCGACAGTAACTGTTAAAAAGGTAAATCATGGATTGGCTAAAACAAATTGCACCAACGATTGCCACGGCAATGGGCGGCCCACTGGCTGGCATGGCAGTGTCTGCCATCTCCAAGGCCATTGGCGTTGACCCCGACAAGGTGGGCGACATGATCAGCAACAACAAGCTGTCAGCAGAGCAAATTGCTCAAGTCAAGATTGCCGAGATTGAGTTGCAGAAACAAGCGCAAGAGCTTGGCCTCAACTTTGAAAAGCTAGAGGTTGAGGACAGGAAGTCTGCACGGGAGATGCAGGCTACCACCCGCAGCCTGATGCCGCCAATACTGGCTGGCTCTGTCACTGTTGGGTTTTTTGCCATCATGACGCTAATGTTCTTCAACAAGCTGGATGACAGCAACCCCGCCATCTTGATGATGTTGGGGTCGCTCGGCACGGCCTGGACAGGAATAATTGCTTATTATTTTGGGTCAAGCGCTGGCTCACAAGCCAAGACCGATTTACTTTCTAAGTCAGGGCCAGTCAAATGAAAGAAAACTTTGACCAGTGCTTGGCCGCAGTCCTCCACCATGAAGGTGGCTTTGTAAACCATCCCAAAGACCCTGGCGGCATGACCAACCTTGGCGTGACCAAGCGGGTCTGGGAGGAGTGGGTCGGGCATGAGGTGGACGAAAAGGCCATGCGTGCGCTGACCCCTGAAGTGGTCGGCCCGATGTACCGCAAAAAGTACTGGAACAAGGTCTGCGGCGATGACCTGCCCACCGG